ATCTGCATCTGTATATCCATCATCTTTATATGTATAATGCAGATTTGCATATCCTCTATCAAGAGCCGGTTGAATTGCCGCCCAACCGATGTTTGCATTTTCAATTGCTAGCAATGCGTTATTCCATTCAGTGGCAACAGTCACTAACATGTTACCAAAATCCTTAGGAGGCATCTTGCCTTTATACTCAGCAACCTGCTTTATAGCCAAAACATCAATAACATGGAATGCAGACCAGTCAGCAGAATCACCTCGGGCAACGTCAGCTACGACTATGTAGTCTCGTGAATAGTCAGGATATTCCCATACCCAATATCCATTATCGAATCCTCTTTTTTCAATTGGTTCTTCGCATTGTAACTCGAATTTTTGTAGTATAGCACCTTCTATCACAGTATGGCCGGATGATACGAAATCGCAATCACATTCCTGTGCAGCACCTCGTTCACCTAATAATTGAGTCTGTTCATCTCTCCACGACTGATCTCGTTCTGGATGCACTTCCCAATGTAATCGGATGGTATGGAATCCATTTGTCTCTGCTTCGGCATCAGCCCATGTTTGATGAAACCAGTTACCAATACCATTAGGAGTAGACAATACGATAGCTCCACCACCCGTTGATAGTGTTGCTTGAGATGCAATCCATATCTCTTCGATGTTGCGAATAAAGGCGGCCTCATCTACTATTAATAGTGATAATGCTTCAGAACGTGCACCAGTAGATGATGACGATACTGCTTTGATTTGCGAGCCATTTTTAAATTTCAATGATAATTTATTGTCAGCTTCAATTGTACCCTTAAGCCAACTAGGAAGATTATCGTGCATGACACGCACCTTAGTAACCAAGTTTTTAGCTACTTCTTGTGTGGTTGCAATAACTAAGGTGTTGAAGTCTTCATTAAACAACATGCTCCATAAAGCAAATCCAGCAGACAACGTTGATATTCCTAACTGACGTGATTTTAAAATAACATTGTATCGGTTATCTCGTAATTCAGTTAATGTATCTTCCTGAAAATCGAATAGATTAAATTTAATCTTTCCTCGTTTAGGATGTTGTATATAACAATAGTTACGCATAAAAAAGACTGGGTCTTTAGCACACGCCATATATTGCTGCTGAATGATTTCCCTTATGTTTGGTTGAGCCATTATTTAATAATTTCAAATATTAATATAGATGTTGCTAATCCTAAGCCGTACCAAATTGATTTTGAATCATACCATTTTGGTTTAAATTGTTTTTCGCGTGCTACATACAATAAAATATTATCTTGTAGCAATGCAACTTGTTTTGTTTTATAATCCAATTGCAGCGAATCTAGTTTAATTAAATGATCTTGTTGACCAATTAAATTAGTCTGTCGCATAATAATACTATCATTGATACTATTTAACTGATACAGTGAATCTAATGTATAAGATATATCTTGTATCTGTTCTGCTGTAAAACACGTATCAACTGTTTGGCTAGTTGCTAAAAATGGAAATAGTAATATGAGTAGTAATATTCTCATTATTTCGTTTTCTTGTTGCGTGCCGTTTTATTTAATATATTTTGTTTGGCTGCGGCGGTTGGTCTGGCTGCTGGTTTAACGGTTTCTTTTTGTTGTTTTAAGTCTTCAATAACTTTTTTCTCAGTTGCAATCTCAGTTTTAACTTCAACTCGTTGTTCTTCAATTACTTCAACTTTACCAGCTAAAACATCAACTTGTTTTTCATTTGACTTAATCTTATCACCTAAGTCACTTTGTTTTTTTTCAGAGGATTTTTTTGTTATATATATTAATCCTAATAATGCTACTACGAATCCTACGATAATAGCCCAATACTTTTTAATCATTTTCATTGTTTTCTCCATTTAAGTTTTTTAAAAAATTCTCTTTATATCTTTCGAAGCCGGCTTGTACTTTTTCTTCAAATTCTTCCGGCGTCATTTTTGCAGACCAAGTTTCTACATCGCCTGTTGAATTAGTAACGAATTGTGTTGCATTCGTATAAACTTCTTTAAGTAGTGTGATATCTGATTCTGCTTCTTTTAGCCAAGCTAATGCATTTGCGCGAACTCTGTTTTTTTCATACTCTTCATATGTACCATCTTTTTTCATTTGATGTTCCATATCAATTACACAATCAAAACACATTGCGTGAAATTTTCTCATTTTTTCATCTAGATGGTTAGGTGTGTTGCAAGTGCAAAATTCTTTTGGACAATTTTTAAATGATCGTAGTTCTTCTCGTACTACTTGTAGTTCGTCTGAATTTTTTGATTTGCGGATTCGAAATCCATCACGCTGTTCTATTATATAGGTTAATCCAGAGATTGGATCTTTTTCTTCCCATACGCTTCCAACATCATGACGCTCATTCTTTTTCGAAGTAGCATCCGCATCTGAGAATCCTGTTGTTTTTTTTGTTTGGAACTTGTGAGTTCCGTCCAGCATTTCTTGTACTGCCTTAACATTTTGTAACTTTTTTGACATAACTAGTTTATTAATTTATTCTACCGTTGCAATTTTCTTAATTGCAAATTGACGGAGCATTTTAAAGAAATTCATTTTATCTTCTGGTTCTGCTTCGATCATTGTTTTATTGATTACTTTTGCTAGAGTTTTGATACGAGCTATGTTTCCGCCTTCTTTTTGTAAATGTGCTACAAACTTTTCAACAGCTAATGCTTCTAATGTTTCTGGGGACATTTCTGCTTCAGGTGCTGCCTCTGCTGCGGGCGCTTCTACTGGCGCTGCTGGTTCAATTGGTGCTTCTGCAGGCATATCAGTTGGGGCTTCGGCAGGCATTTCTGCTGGCATCGGAGCTGCTGCATCTACTGGTGCGGGTGCTACGGCTGTTGGATCAGCTACAGGTTCTGGAGCAATTGCTGGCTCTTCAGGTGCTACTGGTTCTTCTTCTGGAGCAGTTTGCTCAATTAGTATATGCTCAATTTTTCTGCGAACATATTCTCTAACGATGCGTTCTTTTTGCTCTCTAGTTAAATTTTCAATTTTATCTTTTAATTGATCTTTACTAGTTTTTTCATCAGTATCTTGACGTTTCTTAAGACGCTTTAAAGCAGTTTTAGGATCATACTCACCGTCTTCTAAATCTTTATATAAACGATCGTCAGCATTCCATTTTACATCATACGTTCCATCATCGATAACGTCTTTATCAGTTTTACGTAATAAATTTGGAAGTTTTTCACCCGCAGATTTTGGATTCATAGTTCCTTTTTTGTCATCCATCGTATAGTCTTTTAAGTCTTTACGAGATTTGTATTTTGCATTTTCTGGTTTTTTATACTGTTTTGCCATTTGTCTTTTACCTATTACTTTTATATAAATATTACCTTGCGTACTTTAGCGTGCCTAAAATTTGATTGATCGGAGCAAATGCACCTGTCATTTTATATGTGTTGCCTTGGAATGTAAATACAATTCCTTCGGTTGGTACGATTGCATCAAACCCTCCTAATTTTTGAATTCGTTTTAATTGTGTTTCTAATTGTTTTAACACAACCGGGTCTGCTTTTGTTCGTAAATCTCGGATAAGTTGAGCTAACTCAGATTTAATATCCTGAACTGTTTTATCTGGATTTGCTGCTAAATAATTAGTTGCGTTCTGCAATACCAATACTCCGAGTCTTAAAAATATTGTTTCAAATGGTTCTAAGTTTTCTTTTTGAAATCCTTTAAAATCCTTTTTATCAAATTCAGCAACCCAATTTAAAAATCCTGGGTTATCAATTTGTTTTTTCAATATTGAAATATTTGTTGATTTATTATTAAATGCCCAACGATACATTAGGGTATTTAAAACATCTTCTGGAATTTCATATCCCATTTGTTTTGCTTTGGTTTGAATTACATCTCTCCACCAAGCTTTATGATATTCACTTATTAAGTCAGTATCCTTAAGATTAAATTTGCGTTGCAATTGATTTATCTCGTTAAAGAATGCTGCTTGTTGATCTTCGAAATCATATACCCGTCCTAATTTAATTCGTTGTGGTGGAATAAATGAAAATGTTTTTTGCATATGT